CCATAATGGGCCTGCTGCGGGATTTCCTTCCCGTTCAATATTGACCTCAACTAGGAGAGAATCCGATGGGTGCCCGAACACGTTCACGAAATAGTGACTCCTCAACTTGGGAGCAAACTATATACGGTTCGTATTCTACGGGCACCAATAGTCCTGATCGTAAAGAAACGATGCAAGACTATATCGGATGGCCTTATGGTAAGAACGCTCTCGAATATACCAGACACGAAGTGTCTGGGGGTGTGCTTAACGGCACATTCTCGGGACGTTCATATACCAATAAGGGGACCTACATCCGGAACGTTTACCCCTACGGGGGTTACGGCTCCGCTCCTCAGGCTACTAAAAACCTGAGCGCTTCAGCTACTGCGGCGGCCTCGAGAACGAGTCCGTCGCGTCCAATTCTGAGTTTACCTCAGATAATTGGTGAGATGAAGGATGTACCGCAAATGCTTCGCCACGCAGGAAGATTCCTGAATGGTACGGCATTTAAGCACGGAAACAATCTGCTCTCAGCTGCGAAAGAAGTAGCATCTGAGAACCTAGCCATTCAATTTGGCTGGGCGCCGATCGTGTCCGACTTAGCAAAGATGGTTGAGTACACTGAAGCCTACGATCGTAGGGTTAAAGAACTCAACAAGCTTTACAGCGGCAAGGGTCTAAAACGACGTATCAGGCTAGCTGACCACCAGTACGAATCCAATACGCATTCTAATGCGTGGAGCGCACATGGGGTCTACTTCCTGAACGTCCCAGTCCACAGCACAGTTGTGATTAACAACTGGGCTGTAGTCGAATGGAAACCGGAGGGCGCTCTTGAGCGCAAACCGATGCCAGACGACTTTAAACGCATCCTTCTGGGGTTGACCCCTCAGAATGCTGCGTCTACGGCCTGGGAACTACTGCCCTGGTCTTGGTTAACTGATTATTTCACCTCTACAGGTGACTTCATCAGCCTAACCAACAACGCCGTCGGCGCTCAATGCGCCGGTGGGACCATAATGACGAAGATCGTAAGAACTGCGTCATGGGACGGTAGGTCAGTGGCGAATGGTGCCATCACACTTAGTGGTGGCCACGTTCGCATAACGCATAAAAGGCGAAGAGCCTTCACTGCGTTTGACTTCTCTCCTATAGCTGCCTCTTTCCCGATACTCTCGGGGAAGCAACTGTCCATCCTTTCAAGCTTAGCTGTTACGAGGATGTGACTATTCCTCTAGCGAAACTTCGAAAGGAAGACCAATGCTAGCTAATACGATCACGGTGACTATCGATTCTGTTGACAAAGCACTTCTCCGTATCCGAGAGGATAAGGATGGGTCTTTGTATCGGTTGAAAGATTCAACTGAACAGATCGAAATGCGTGTCCGTCACTCCACAACCACCCGAGATGGGTTGGTTGTGAACCGCCATAATGTAAACTGGGAGCATTCCGTTTATGCAACGGACACTACTCCTGCTTACTTTTGGTCCACCTCGATCACTGTAAGTGATCTTGATGGATCGGACCCGGATTACCTTGGGCTTACCATGACCGGACTTCAGTCCGCTCTTGGTTCGCTTTGGGATACCATCGCGATTGGTGAAGTGTAATAACACCACCTAACCTTTCGTAGTCAGGAAAGGTTCGTATCGGCTACTAAGTCAAACACAATCCTCACAAAAAGGAGAATGTTATGAGTGACCTAGAATTGGTCAGGGGTTTGTACAAGGCACTCCTTCTAAAGGATATGCCTCTATACCACCCCGACATCGACTGCGTTGAGTGGGAAAGGGATTATTCCCGCCTGCTCGAGGCAGATCCAGAACGAGGACTATGGCTCTATGCCGTAGACCTCCCGGAGATTATGAACTGCTTTCTTGGCTATATGGAAACATATAGCACAGGATTTGACAGCTCATTCTCTCTTGACCAGTACGTCTCCTCGACTTATCCAGAGGGTATATACCTGATGGGTAAGAAGAGTACGTCAGACCGCAGACCGCGTTTCTTACACGGTCTATGGTCAGGTGTCCTGGAAGTCGATGGTGTGCTTAAAGCCGATCCGAACTCATCATGCTTGATGTCTTTACGTCAGATTCTTCTGATGGTAAAGAAACTCAAGATAACATGTGAGGAGAAAGATGTCGAAAAAGCAATCGACGCTTTCAGGGAGATTGAAAACAATCTTCCTCGGAGCTGGAAAGACACGTGGGATCGCAATGATCCTAGGTGGACTCCTCGTTTTGGGCATCCCCTTTGGGGACGACCTGACGAAGGAGTGGATTCGAACGATCTGTTCGACTCCTCTTCCATGCATGGACTTGGCTTCGAGCCTGATTGGAACGGATTTCGCGAACTTTGTTCACGATTTTGTTCTCAATTAGGGTATCTCGATACCTGGTCCATAAGGCCTACGCACGGCCCTGGTGCCGTCTCTGATAAGGAGCGGGATTTCGTAAAGTACGATTTCCGCAACTGGCCAGAGAAGCTCGAGGCTGTTTTTCCCTATGATTGGCACGCTAGTTCTGACTTGAGTAAGCCAGACTACGTGACAATCAGGGAGTTTCCTTCAAGGCTCATAGCTGTGCCGAAGACCCTTAAGGGTCCTAGGCTGATAGCTGCTGAGCCAACCGCCCATCAATGGATCCAAGGTGGAGTCCGTCGATGGTTGGAGGAAAGACTAAAGCATTCCTTTCTTAAGGACTGCTCTACGATGCGTACGCAGGTTCCGTCACAGGAACTTGCGCACAAATCGAGCCTGTCTAGGAGTCATGCCACTATTGACTTATCGTCAGCTAGTGACAGACTTACCACCAGGTTGGTTGAGTACGTCTTTCAGTCCAATAGGACTATCTTAGACGCACTCCACGCCAGCCGGACTAGAGCTTGTCAAATTTCTGATAAAGAGCTTGTGCTCCTAAAGAAATTTGCCACGCAGGGATCCGCCTGCACATTTCCAGTGCAGACGATCGTCTATTCCTTACTCTCCATCTGGGCAGTATGCCTAGTCAGAGGGTTTGGTCCTGACGAAGCCTATAAGGCATCCTCACAGGTCCAGGTCTTTGGAGACGATATCATCGTCCCCACAGACTGCTACGGGGTAGCAACCGGCTTACTTGAGTCGGTTGGCCTTGTCGTTTCAAAATCCAAGTCGTTCTGCTTCTCAAACTTCCGAGAAGCATGCGGCATGGACGCATACAAAGGAGTAGATATAACTCCAGCGTATGTTCGACAAGGGTACGACCCTTCCCCCCCATCCATTGAGAGTGTTGTCGAGTGCTCCAATAACTTGCACTATGCAGGTTACTGGCACACGGCCGACTACCTCACAAGGACAATTCCCGAGAATGAGCGGAAGCTCCTTCCCGTGAAGGCCTTGGATGGAGGGTACCTAGGCTTTGGTTCATTTACAGGTGAGGACTTGTCGTTCCTGCGTAGCAGGTACAACAATCATCTTCACTTCGTAGAGTACCGAATACTGACCGTAGACCACAAGGTGGTCAAGCGGACAGGCCTAGGTAATGGCTCACTTGTCCAGTTCTTCAACGAAGAACCAGACCCGCTGCTTAACTATAGCAGCGGACAAGTGAGCACGGTCCGCTC